CTGAATACGATACCCCGATCGATCTTAGCCCGTCTTACTTTGGGCAATATTTCGGTATCGAGGCCACCTCTTTCAGAGGAGTCGTATTCAATCGCAAGCTGTTCGCTTCTTTATCAGGTTCCATTGTTCCGCCTGCCTTTAACCCATTGGGTAAGGCATTTAGTACAAGGCGGACCCTAAATATTTTAGCGCTCATAGCTTCGCGAGCCGGTCAGTGATAGTAGGAATACTATCGTTTTATAACTTTTGGAGGCGCATTAATGAGTACAGCTGCTAATATAGCAATTCAAGATGGTCAGGCTACGCCTGTTACCCATACCTTTTACCCAATACAAACTACTGATCCCGTTATTTATAGGGAATCTTTAGCAAGTACACCAACTATCGGACAGGGATTAATTTCTTTATCCTTGAAAGATAATGGTAATGGGCTAACAAAGGTGGCGATAACTAAGCGTTTGCCTGCACTTGAGACTGCAACTGGTGCCAATCCGGATGGTTACACGGCGGCCCCGAAGGAAGCTTATACACACCAAGTAAAATTGGAGTTTATACTTCCCTCTCGAGGTACCGTTGACCAACGGAAGGATCTGAGAGTGCTTGCCATGAATCTATTGGCTGAAGCACAAATTATCGATTTAATCGATGAACTACGTAAGCCTTACTAGGCCCACGTTAACAGATAACTAAAAGGAACCCACATGTCATTGTATAAATGCGTGTTCGCCCATGGCCGTCAGGCCAAAAGCCGGAAGATACGAGGAAACTCTTTCTTCCACCTATTTAGTCGCACTAAGTCTGACGCTATACGCGTCAAAGTAGCGGACCTATACGGTTTTGACCATTCAGGTCGCCCTCCTTACGATGCTTTCGTATCGTTGGGGGAGCCCGTGTACAATGAAGAAGGATTCGAACAACTGTTGAATTTGACAGCTGTTCGAGCGTTATACTCGAAGGATGCGGATATCGTTTCACCGCTAAACCAAGAGGAATCAGCGTTCAACTCCTTTTTATTGTCTGAACGTTCTTGCAAAGTTGTCAATGATAAACTTCGAAGAAATGACTTCGGCGATGAATTCGTCGATTCTGACGCTATAATATTTTTAGCTCAGAAGAAAATTAGTCAGATCCTCGGTGTTTGTCCATCAATTGATGACTTAACACTAACGTTTGGGCCCGGTGCTTCTACATCTTGCACAAAAATAACAAGTGCTCGACGTAAACTGTCGACAATACCTAGTATCACGATGTCTTCTCTTTCTATCCTTTCGGAATTAAGAGATGCACTTCCATTGTACGCACCTTCGGTAGGTGACGTGATGGACGCTAAGATCGACTTCGTGCCTAAGAATCTAAAAACACATCGTATGATTTGCATTGAACCGACGGTGAGTGGAATGGTCCAACGTGGGATCGGCTCTGTTATCAAGAAGAAACTTCTTGGTACTGGAGTCGACCTTCGGGACCAGACTATTAACCGCCGGCGCGCTGCGCAGGGCTCCCTCACGGGAGATCTCTGCACGATTGATTTAGAAAGAGCATCAGATTCTGTTGCGACACATCTAGTCCTCGACCTTCTACCATTTGATTGGTTTGAGCTCTTGGATTCGGTGCTGTCAAAACAGGTGCGATATAAGGATACAACGTACCTACTGG